GCTGCATCAGTACCAATATCAATAGCTGCCGTACCAGAAGCAAATTCGATCGCTCCGTTAACAGCTTGAAAGTGCATTCCGCCAGTACCACAATCAAAATCTATACCACCAGCCGCATCTGTAGCGTCTATGTTAATAGCATCAGCTGAAGCCAGACCGGATGTAATTGCCAAACCACCAACGTCTGAATGAACATTAATAGAACCAACACCTGTTCCCTGATCAGAATGGATGTCGATTGTTTCTGATACTCCACCATCTGCGTGGAGATAAATTGTTTGTGCACCATCAGTATCTGCAGTGATGGCTAGATCACCAGAAGACATAGTTAAGTCTACGCCAGCTGTAATAGATGTAGCAGCGGTTAAAGATCCAGCAACTGAAGGACTTGCGTCAAGGTTTACTGTTAATGTACCGGCTGCACCAGCTGTTGTAATGTTCGATCCACCAGCAATAATAATAACGCCAGCAATAGGAGTTGCAGTTCCTCCATCACCATCAAGAGTAGTAAGGGCGGCAACACCAGCAGCTTCAAGGTTAATTCCATTTGCTGTATTGGTAATTGTCACCGATAAGCCTGTTGATGTTAAATTAGCCCAATCACCAACTGCCCCAGTTGCTCCAATCCACAACTGACCATCTGTTGCACCAGCAGACATAATTGCAATGTCTTGCCAAGCCGCTGTATTCGCAGTAATGCTTGTTAAAACAAAAGCATCATCGTTCTCTTTATTGATCCAGATTGTTCCTATCTCAGAAAGATCTGCTGTTCCTGGATCTCTTGTTGCTGAAACAATTGGAGCCTGGTAAATACCCTTAAGTTGATCTGGGTTGAAAATGTCATATTTTAAACTTTTCTTCTTAAATACTGCCATCACGTTCTCCTTAATAGAGACAAAATAAAGATATAAAACACTATATACACTGTATCAAAGTGAAGCATATGGAGGCACTATTAGAGTTAAAAATGTTGACATAAGTAATAAGTAATACATCATAAAATCATGATGCTGACTGAAGAAAAAAGACTCTTGTTAGAGAAAAAACTTAATAATTTCAGAACAAAAAAAGCAAACAATGAATGCTTCGGATGGAATGGCGCTCTTCAAGATGCAGGCTGTCCTCGTATTTCATTTAACTGCCTAAGCCTTGGAGCCAATAGAGCAGCGTGGCTAGCCGTCCACGGTTCTATTCCAAAGAAACATTTTGTTAGGCATTCATGCAAGAACAAAGAATGTACTAACATTAAGCATCTATACCTTTCAACTAAGAAGTTTGAAGGTAAAGCCATCCTTGATGGTAAAAAAAAACTTCATACCGAATCAATAGAAAGCGTTTAAGCTTTGATCTTCCAACTAAAATAGTTGATGAACTAAAAAAGATAACATTCAAAAGAAATATCACTATCACAAAATATATGTGCATCTTGATTGTAAGAGCTATAGAAATTGAGAATTCTCATGAGCTTAGCTAGCAGATGCCTTCTTGGCAGCATTAACTACAGCTTTAATCGCACGTTTCGAATGATTATTTTCTTCGAGCGCCGTAATAATTCTACTGACTGAGCGTTGATCTTTCTTTTGAAATGCTTCAACTAACATTGGCTTTGCTTTATATGGTGACAGCCCTGTTGAAACAGGGATGGCTCCAAGTCCGGAAGCCAAATATGGAGCTACCCCTTTATCTGTAATTGTTCTCATTCCAAATGGTATGATCGATGTAAGTAAATGTAGAGCCCTTGAAGCATGCTCCTTAGCACTTCCCGGCTCTGCTGCATCCCATGGTAGAAATCCCTTTCCACCAACTGGCTTGCCACGCACTGTAAAATGTCCAGCTGAAAGCGTTCTGCCTGTTGCTTGTTCTACTGCAAGCTGTGCTATTGGATTCATCTTAGAATAGGCAGTAGCCATTGGACTAGTTAACCAATGACGTATCTCAAGAGCCTGCTTTCCTAGATGACCATACAATTTCTGGCCTCTTTGATTGCGCCCTGGATTAAACTTTACTCCAGCTATTTTCATGTTTACATCTGGAAGAGGAAAGTGATACATCCGAGAAGGATCTGAATCCAAGGTTTCCTTAATCGCTTTGTCTTTATCCCACGTAAGACCACTTAATTTATAATCTTCTTGATCAGTTTGCTTCCATCCTGAGTTAAGAAACTTCGCTATCGAATGAAAAGCAACCATATTCATGCCGTAACGCAACCAATATTTTCTAGACAATGCGCCAGTAACACCAGGGTACATAACGTTAGCTGCTTGCTTAGCGGCTGATGCTGTCCAATCAGGATAGCCAAATGATCGTCTTATCCATTTCTGCCATGCTGGGTTATTAAACAAAGGCATGATATCCCAGTTCTGTCCGCCAAGCATATTATTTACCATGTCAGCAGATTCACGCCTTATCTGCTTGATCTTCTCTGTTGTTGGAGGCTTACCTTCTGCGACAAGTTTGTCAATGACACTGTCAGACATATGCTTCCAGGAAACTGCTTTCATGTTCGGATGTAGCTTCTCAAAAAGATATCCTTGTGCTCTTCCAAACATTTTTGTAACTGGCTGTAGAGCCTTTGGAGCTAGTTTTTCACGACCCAACTTCTTTGCAGCGAATTCAGCAGCCTTGCTAAAAGCGTCTCTTCCGCGCTTATACTCTCTAATCGCACTGTCTTTAGATATCGCAGAGCCTATATTAAGATTGCTAGCAGCTGCTTCTTTCATGAATTCTTTATTAGACCTAAGCAAACTACCCTCTCTGTTTATAGCTCTAAAGTTGGCACCCCTCCTGATTCCCATGGCGCCAGTTGTACTCTCTGTTAAAGCAACATGGTGAAAAGGACTTAACTGAACACGGCCATAACGTATTGCATCACTTAAAGAATCAAAGGCTTTGCCCACTGCGGTAGTAGGCTTATACTTATCTTTCTGAAAAACTCCAGCAAAGACTTCTGTAAATCGTGGATCCACTAAAGCAGGCTCGGAAGATTTAAAGCCAGCTGCATCTCCACCAGACTTATATCTACGTAGCAGACTATCCTCAAATGGAACGTAGCCCTCATCCTTAGCGGTTTGATACGCTTCTTTGTCGTGACTAGAAACAACAAGTCTTTTATCGTGCAGCTCTTCAAGCTTTGGAATTTCTCGCATTAGATCTGCAGTAGTTATCATTTCTGCTACTTTTTTATCATAAGCGCGGACGAAGTCTATGATGTTTTTATATCTTGGCTTTAACCCCGCCTCCTTTGCAGCTTCATTGAAATCCAAGAACTCTTGCATCCCTGCAAATGGATTCTTAAGAGAAAGCTGCTTTTGCTTACCCTCAAGAAACTTACGTGCCTTTATAGGATCTTCATAGAGCCCTGGAAGATATTTTTCTGCCAATCCTTCACGTGGTGATATGTTTTTCAAAAATGGATGGTTGTTAATTTCTTGATGCAACTTTCTGAAGTGCTGATCGATATCAACATTTACAAGCTTCTTTAATGAATCTGGTATTCGCTTCTGTAGACTTTCATATGTATCGTTTTTTACAGATGGGTTGCCTGTTTTCTGTCGATAATATATAGCCTCTTCAAGCTGCTTAGGAGTTAAGCTTTCTTTGGCTTGAGCCTTAGATACGGCGTCATGCCATTTGAATTCGCTTTCAACAAGTCTCCTGCCTTTTTCGCCTGAGTGTTCATAAAGACGTTTAGCATAGTCAGACTGCTCAGGATGAAGCCAAAACTTCTTTTTAATATACTCTCCAGCTCCTGCAGGCAACTTGCTAAGTACCTTTTCTCCAGCTTGTTTCATTTCAGAAACAGCCTTACCGCGCGTTTCTGCTGGAACAACCTTTTTTGATAATCCTGATAAATGATGTGCACCACTCAAGCTGGCAAGAAAGAGTGCATTATCTGCAACACTTTCAACACTAGGCATCTCTCCGCGACTAATCGCTTCGCCACCCGTAAGTACTGTCATCTCGGCAGCACCCTTAATAGCAGATCTTCCTATTGCCGTCTTAGCAAGCTGTTTCATGCCAGGACTAACTTCAAGTAGTTTTGACCATCTTGCTGCCCCACCAAGAGCACCTCCCATTGCAGCGCCTTTTGCTGTTTCTCCAGCTACTCCAATAGCTCTACCTAAGTAATCAGTAACACCAGCATCTTTAGGCATCGGTTTACGTACAGCCTCAGCAGTCGAACCGACAAGTGCTGGTAACGCTAAGCTCGCAGCTCCTGCTCCTAGTGCCATACCAACTGGTCCAAGCGGCGCTAAAGCAGCTGCTCCAAGTGCACTTCCAACCGACATAAGAGGTATGTCACCAAGATAAGTACCCAGATTCTGCGTAAGACGCTCAATCATTCCGCTTTCTTCGGGAATGCCCTCATCCTCAATACCACCAGCCTTAGCTAAAGCACTTGTTTTCAATCCACGCTTTAATGCCGCACCAAGATCTAAATCCTTGTAAAGACTTGGATCATCTGTTCCAAGCATTGCGTTATCTGAATACTTTGCCATTTACCCTCCAATCATCAAGTTTGATACTGTTCTTTTTCTTTTTTTCTAGCCAAAAAATCAGAAAGAACTTTGCTGAAAATCGCGGGGGGAAGAGATGCATACTCTGTAGCCTGATCTCTTGGCATTCCAAAACCAGTTAGTGTTTTAATAATAACTTTTGTCTCCTGTGGAGAGTGCTTAGGCTTTTTTGTTTTGCCACCAAAACGAGTAAAAAGACTTCTAAGCTTCCTTTGCTGCATCTTTAAAGACTTGTCTCTATCAGGTTGCTGTTGTCTATTCATAGCAGCACCTAACTCTTCTCTTGTGTCAGGAGAAAGCTTTGATTCAGGATCCATTGGTTGCTGAGCTCCGTAGCCTTGCCCCCCCTGATCAACCTCTTCGCCCATACCTCCTGATAGTAATCCCTGAAAAAGAATAGATTGAAGACCTTGAGGAAGCATGCCAATCTTCATTCCAACATCACGAGGAACCCCAAGTGCTTCTAAGACTTCTCCAATGTTAGCTGACTGCTGCCCTTGCTGACGTTGTCGTGCCTTTTGAGTTGCAAGATTAGTCAGCATTGAACCAAGACTGCTTCCAGCCGCAGAACCTAGTCCAGAACTTCTGCTTGCATATGGATCATTAATTACTTGCATAGCCATTACAACTCCTTAAGTGAACATACCAAACAAAAGCTTTAGCAATGAAGGATTCGTTTGTTGTCCTGTGTAGCCCCGTGGTTGACCTTGAGCATACTGTTGTTGATTCTGTCCACCGCCTTGTCCTCCACCAAACAAACCTGCAGCTGCTCCCATAGGTCCCATAAGAGCACCACCAAGAAGCCCCTTTAAAGCAGGGCCCGCAATACCACCAAGAACGCCAGGATCTCCAGCCATATAGTTCGTATCAAACCTTTGCGTTAAACCCTGTTGAAGCTTTTGCATACCTGCTTGCTGCCTAAGTGCGGCGAGCTGAGACTCAAGGTCTGTGCCCGCTCTTCCTAAAGAGCCAGCAAAAGCAGATGACCGCTGACCACCACCCATCCCGGTAAATCTTTCAGCAAGTCCAGGAACTGTAGACTCTCCAAACTGCTTTCTATAACGTTCTTCCAGTGCCTGAGAATCTGTTTGAGACATACCTTGTTGAAGTAGGGTATTAAGCGCTGATTCTTGTCCAGGTGTATACCTGGGGGACTGAATAAATTTGCCCCTCCTACCCCCAAAAAACCGACCTATAGATCTAAAAAGTCCCATAACTCTTCCTTATTGTTTAAGATACTCAAGTATCACATACGTTGTGTCATACGATGTAAAATTACCTGCCGTCTTTATCTTTACATTTGTCGCATCAACTTCCAAGTTTATATCCGTTGAAGCATTAGGAATAGGGATAAATACCCTGCTAGTTGTATCAGATGCAGTGGCATAAATTCTAGTAAACGTATAACCAGTAGTTATAGTTACTCCATGCGCAACGCTCTTCGTTGCTGTATCAGGCAACGCACCAAAGTTAATAACTTTTCTATGGACTTGCCTCCGATTAGAAGCAGACACGTTTGATGAACCCGCACTTGAACTCGGGAAAAATAACTGTCCATTAACAAATTCATCAGTATCGTAGTGCGCTGAATCTTTTATGTTGAGCGTAGTTTGAATTAAGTTAATGTTCTGAAACAAGTGAACAAGAATCTCCTTAAAACGGTCACCTGTAACGTCAATATTTGCCAACTCAGTAGCATCCCAGATGTATGTTGTTGGTACAAAAGCACCTTCGCCACCTGAACTTGCCATTACTGTAGCCTTTCTGAAGTCTTCGCTGCTGAAACAATTAGGCCCTCAAGCCTAAAGTCAGAAGACGCAACAGCTTTGTCTGATAGCTGTGCATCACTTAGATAGATTCTTATTTGTACGCATTCACCTTCTGTTTGAAAGTAAACTGGATGCCATAACCTCTTCTGCGAATCTTCTAATGGATACAAGTCTGAATATGCAAACGTATCCAACGTGTTATTACCAAGTATGCTTTCTGTGGCCTGACCACTATTTATCATTGATAGCTCTGTAGCCGAAGGATAATAATCTATAGTGATCTCGCCAGAATCTGTCTTAATAACTGCAAAATCTATCTTCGCCAAGTAAAAGTTCTTACCCTTATCAATATAGAAATTCCACTGCTTAGATAAGATGTCTATTCGTGACACGCGAGCAACGCGTCCTCCTCCAAGGTATGTACCAGTAAAGGTAGCAGTTATATTTACTGTGTCGGCACCAGTAACACTCACTTTATAGTTGTGTGCCTCTGCAGCATCAGTAAACGTAACGCCAGTCATATCTTTAAACTCAATGAAGTCGTCGTCGTTCAATGTGTGATCGATGATAGTAATCTCAGCAATGCCATCTCCAGAATCTGTAATCTTAGTTACCTGCATCAGAGCTTCGTTAGATGAAACACCTGAATCACAAGTAAAGGTAAACCCTTGCTGGTTCCCACCTATAACCTGTCTGAATTGAGCCTGAGTTGATCCGCTATCCCACTTAAAGCTAGCTTTCTGCCATGAGAGATTTGAAGATTCCCAGGTAGCTGCTGCTTGTTCTTCATAGCGACCAAAAGCTGTTATACAATCGTCGGCAGTTCCCCATGAATCACTGTTGTAATCATAGAGAAGAACTTTATCTGGAAAAGTATTTGCGAGAACATTGGCGTTCACAGAAGGAAACGACCAATAAACCATCTCCGTAAGATAATCCCTTATTCCGCATACCTGTGTCTCTCCGTAATCATCGCGTCGTATTTCAAATGTTATATCCGAAATCTTTTCATTTATCTTGGCCACATTGGCACCGGTACAACCATGTATTCCTGTTGAGCCAACCGTGAGAACAGCCTTATCAAAAACAACAGAAGTCTTTGATGATTTAGTTCCTAGTTCAGAGTTAAGCTTCCGCCAAGCAAACGGCTGCACCTGGTTACCTGTATAAGCAAGCTCCCATGTGCTTCGCTCAAAATATACAATCAATCTATCTTTAATGAATTCAGCTGATGTGATTTCCTCTTCGGTAGAAGCATCAATCCACCCAGCTCCATCAGACTTCCTATTTGTAGCACCTATAGTCCATTCCTGATTAACCTCAAGCCAAGCATTAGATACCGCAGCTTCAACACCATCAGGAACATCGGCAGGAAAAGGTGATCCGTTATGACAAAAACGACACCTATTAACGTGCGCAGCATTTGTACCTCCAGTTACGTCACGTTCAATCGTATTCAACAAAAGAAGTCTATCCTTAAATGGAATTATGATCTTTGCGGTCTGAACGTACCCATCAACAACATTTGCTACAACTTCATAAACAGGCCTAAATTCTTCCCATGCGCCAGCTTTAAGAACATACATCGGATCATCATCAGCACCAGGAGTACCTATTGTAGCGTTGAAATTTGTTATAAATAATGCAGTATCGTCAGCGTTAACACCAGTCCAATTAGTAGCCCATACAAAACTGATAGGATTCCCATGTAAGACTTTGTTTCCATCTCTCTCCCAAAATCCACTTGTGTATTTATAAATGAACTGTTGATCAAAAGCATACGTAGTATTTGTCTCATCTTCATAACTATTTTTTTCGAAATAAGTTATTCCAAGCACAGGCTGTGAAGGATAAAAATATACGTCAGTAGCAGCAGCAGTGCCGGTAAAAACATAAGCACCAGTCGTCGTGTTAAAAGTATGAGCTGTCGCTGCTCCTGTTGTAGTCAAAGTTCCAGGAGTTCCAGTTTCAACAACAGTAAAAAGTTCATCACCAATCGAAAACATCTGCCCAACTTCAAAGGCATCACCATCTGCGGTCCCGCTTGCAGCACCTGCACCGTCAGTAGTATCTATCTTAAGCCTTAAACGCGACGCTAGTTGATCTTGTAGTGATACCGCATTAGTCCCACCCATTAACTGAGACCCAAATCGCTTTCTTACAACTCCCTTATAAATGTAAGCATTCTTCAGTAGTGCAAATGCATCCTCAGGAATCTGCCACGCAGCGGCTTCAGTTATAAGGCCACTTTTCATTGGTGCTATGAGAAAGCGATCGTATGCCATTCTAAACCCCTATTATGCTGTAATAGAACGTCTTTGTAGCATCAGCGGTATTAAATACCGTAATGGTTGTTGTTGTAAAAGACTGAACATAGAGAATTCCAGTACTTCCAGATGACCCAACTCTTGTTGCTTGGGCATTGTATACAGTTGTAAACGTAGGAACTCCAGCAGCTGCAGAAAAGGTAGCCACAGCTGTTGTGTTTGCATTTACAGTACCAGAACCCCATTTGAAGATGATACCAGACGGAAGCATTGTGTAACCGGTTGCATTCTTTACAGCAGAAGTGAATTCGTAAGTAGTTCCAGCACTTTGATGAGAAAATACAAGCTCCGGGGCTGCTGTGATTGCTGAAGTCTGGCTATAAAAGCCAACCTCTCCAGCGCCAGTTGTAGGAACAGGAGCTTGAACCGGAAACTGAATGAAGTTATGTTTTCCCTGATCACCTGCATCAAAAGTAACATGATTAATATCCACAAGCGTTTTAAGCGCAGCAAAATTAGTCTTGATATCATCCTGAGATTGGGAAAGCAGATCAGATGCGACCGGGATAGCTGGTTTGTATGCCATTATAACCCCCCCTTATTATCCTTATAAAGATACATTACAACAGCTGCCACAATTACCCCTAAAATTATTACCGGAAGAACTGGCCCACTACTAAAAAGCATTTGATGGCTTGTACGCTCTCAACATCCATACGATCTTCAAAGACTTTCTTTGCGGCACCGTACGCAATATACTGCCACCATTGTGACAACTCAGGAGTATCGTCAACAGCAAGTAGCTCAGTAGGCCGCTGGAATACATCAATCTCTACGCGGTACGTCTTGTCTGGAACGGGTCTAAATGTAAATTGGTTATCTTCGAATAAGACTGCAACTGGTTTACCTGCAGAATAAGCATATGTCTGAGCGGTAACTTTCTCATTTGTATACGGCGCACCAACGAAAGTAATGTCATACACTCCCGTAAGATAATTTATCGTTCCGTCTGCACCAGGGGTTGAAAGATCTGAAAGCGTACCAGTTTGTAACTGATACCCAGTTATTGCATCAGTATCTGGTGTATCCGTTAAGACAAGGCCTTCACCAATATCATCAACAGAACTAAATGTAACCGAACCAGCCAGGACAGGCTTATGTGAAAGTGTTCCTGTAAAGTTAACAGTTACTGCATCTCCAGTGGCTATACCGAAAAACTGTTCTCTTGATTGAGAAAATGACACTGCTGAACCACCAACATAAACAGGGGCCTGAACACTTAAGAACTTATTCTTAAAGTTATAAAGCGGATCGTCCTCACTTACATCATTAGTCTCGTAAGTATCAATGTTAGGCATCAAAAAAAATGTAAGCTTCTTGTCTACCGTAAACTCTGGAAAATCATAAAGAACAAACGTATTTACGTAGTCATCTATCTGATCATTAGTTAACTGTGAAGTAGAGGGAGAACGAGTAAGCCTGCGTATTTTAGTACGAATCGCAGACAACGAAGAAAGTGTTGAATCAGGTGTCGCCATCGTAAACTCCTATATCTTTGTATCTTATAAAACACGCAGGCTACTTTCTGGGACTAAGCCCCTTTTGTTATGTTTTCCACCGTGATGATCCCAGAGTCAACTGAGTCAAAGTCGTCTGGATCGATAAATTCGAGACTCTGAAATCCAAAACGTCTCTTCTTTTGTCCAATCTTATATGTAGGTTTTCCAGCAGCATCAACAGCATGAGCATGAACTGGATAGCTACCGTTCTTATTAAGATGCTTCGCTACACCAAGAGGAAGCGTATATGTCTCACCATCTGTTAATTCATATCTCTCAACATCATCCCACTTATAAATTTTGAAAGGAAACTTTAGTGTTCCACCAGGAACTTCATAAAAGTTAAATATCCCTTTTACCTTCTCTCTGTCTCTATCACGCATAAATTTAAGATTCTGCTTTGGTGTCTTCTTAGCAACCGTAGTTGTCTGTTTCTCTGCCAAGTTCGCTTGTGCCATCTTTCTCCCTTCAGAAAGTTTAGGAGGGGGAGGCCCCTCCTAAAGAGTTAATAGAACGCGCCTATCCTAAGTCTGTTGCAAATGACTTACCAGCTCGCCATTTGATTACATCGGTGTTGCTTCCACCAGGACTTCCAGATGCAATTCCAGCTGTTCCACTGGTTCCCAGAATCATCCCAATGAATGCGGCATTTTCCTGCGCACCATCAAGTGAATTTGGATAAGCAGTATCTTCGCCTACAGGAGCTACCATAGCCGGTGTAAACGGAACTGCTGCAGGAAGTGGGAATACAAATGCTGTATAACCAGTTGTAACAACATCTATAGAAAATGTTGCTGCATCGATGTTTGTTACGGTTACAAGCTGACCATTAAGCTCTGTCATTCCACAGGCGGCAGGAACATTCATTCTTACCTTTTGTCCTGTGGCATAGCCATGATCAACCAAAGTTGTAACAACACCAGCTGCTGCTTGAGTTATGTTAGCAATCACACGTTTCTTAGGATTGAACATATTGTAGACAGTCATATTCGGTGCAATGTATCTATATGTTCCAGCTGCTCCTGCAACGACGCCCTGTGCTTGTTGCAGAGTATTGGCCAGTCTAAAGCTGGTATCTGCAACTATAGTATCAACCGAAAAGTCTAGACCATCTATCCCATCATGAGCGGTGTTCTGTATCCTTACGATACTTCCAGCGATCAATCTTCCTGTATCAGCGGTATCATAAACTGGTTGTGTCGCATTGGTTCCAGCGGTTACAGCTACAGCAGCACCAGGTGTCTTGTCAGAAGAATCTATAAGAGAAATTCCTCTGTATGTAGCGCCGTTGAATCCAATTAACGAGGTGGACATGGATATAACTTGGGACGCAGCAGCATGAAACTGAATGATAGAATCATCATCAGCCATTTCTCGCTGCCAGTACCATCTTACACCATCCCACTGCGTCGAAGCAGCAATGTTAGTTAAGTTATGTACTTCAACCCAATCCACATCGCATCTTAAGGCGATGATCTTATCTGTACCGTCTGAAGTAAAATCACCTTGTTGAATAATAGTGTTATCAGCCATTATCTACTCCTTAAGAAAGTGTTGTACGTAGGTTGACGATCCACTCATCATTCAAGATGCGAGGAACTTCAGCAAACTTATATCCAACAGAAGCATTAAGCGCAAGCGGTCCATCATAAATAGGTGGGCGATAAATAAACTGCGCAGAATACTGATCCTGCTCAATACATGCAAATGCTTCCATGCCAACACAAAAGATGTTATAAACGGGCTCACCCAAGTTAGATGCTGCTAGATCCTTAGATCCAATGGATGATACCAAGAATCTAAGATTTCCAATTGCACCCCACTCAGATCTCAGGGCGTTCATTGGAGACGGATACTGATTCTTTTGAATGAAACCAGCCACCGAATCCATTTCACTTGTAAGATCTGTAGAACAAAGCGCAAAGTACGCATCACGAACAGGCGCAGTACCAAACTTGTCATCACCCTCAATGTTGTCCAATACAGTATATGCATCAGCACCCAAGAGGGTTTTAACAACTGTGTCTACATCTGAACGTGTCATCTCTGTTGGGTTGTCTCCGTTTACACCGCCTGTGCAGTTAATAAACGCAGCTGTTGCCGCAAGCATGTCTCTAGTAAGTTGATCTTCTGTTTGACGGAGTGATACTCCAAGGCGTTTTGCAGCTTCATTAAGAACAGGGTCTTGTGACTGTAGAGTTACTTGTTCATTTAACTGAATATAAGTTCCATAAAAACCCATCTCAGCGTCAATATTAACAGCAGTAAGCTGTTGAGCTGGTGGTGTTACACCAGTATTTCCAAGAGGCACCATTGCTGTATCCAGCGGATTGTATCGGCGCATCCTAAGCGTTGTTCCACCTTTTGCAGGCATCTTTTTCAAAGTTGCAGGAATTTTGTGGATCATATTAGGAACAGGAACGCTTAAAAGCTTCATCGAGAAACTTTGTTGCACTGGAGCAGGAAGGGTACTCGTTGTTGTGATAGCCATAGGTTTATCCTAGTGATTAAAACAAACGATAAATCTACATCATTGATGTAGAAAACAACTACAATGAGTTGACGAGTCTCTTACTGTCTAGAGATGACGAATCTCATGAAGCCTAAAGCTCCTACGTCGACGGTTGGCGAGTCCAGCACTGTCAATGACTAGAGTAAGTCAACGACAGTTACAGCCGTATTTAGTATAGCGACGAGCACAAAAGTAATGCAATAATTTTATCGAAAATAAAATAGGGACCCCAGTAGCCTAAGGGTCCCTAGAAAAGTAGTATAGTTCCAAAAAGGCACGGCCTTCCGTGAAGGAGAGGAACGTTTTTACACACTCGTGTGTTTAAGATCTTTTAGAAGCGTCTTGCATCTCTTTCCATAACTGTTTCTTTAGATCCGGCGTGAGCCCATTTGCGAAAGCATTTGCCATAGATAATGGGCTGTCGCCTTGCTGTGGTGAAACGCTGTTAAGAGGACGAGGCTTTGACGCATTCTGTTGAGCCAACGCTCTGTCTTTTTCATGCTTATCCTCAACATAAAGACCAAGGTCCTTAATTTTCTTATACGTCGATGAACCTCTAGCGTAAAGAGAGCTAGTTGAGTAAGCGATAGTTTCAGCAAAATCAGGGTCTTCATCGCGAAGCTTAGCAATCGTATCCGCATTAACTACCTTATCAAAGTCTGTATACCTTGACTTCAAGCGTGATTCATCGGCCTGTGAAACCGCCTGCTTTTCGTAATTCTTGAGTTGATTGCGTACCGAAGCCATCTCTTTTTTAAGCTGCTTACCCTCTATGAAGTCATCGTCACCGTAATCTGGGGTCTCCTCTTTCTTTGCTTCTTGCTGCTCATAACGAGCTAGCCTCTGCTGAAGTTCAAGGCTCTCTTTTTCTGCCCGCTCTTTTGAGAGTCGCAGCTCTCTCATATTTACTTCTTGGCTGCTTTGCTGCTTTGAAGCTTGAGCAACTGGTTCGCTGTTTAACTCAGGAAGAATAACACCTGCTTCAGGAGCTACGCTCTCAGCAGCAACTACTTCTTCTTGTTGAACAACCTCTTCATTCACGGAATGCTGTGCATTCTGTACGACCTCTTTCTCTTCCATGCTTATTTGTCTCCCTTCATTGCAATAAAATAGAATCTTTTTTCTCACCGTTTAACTCTTTTGATAGTCGAGTTAACGTTCCGTCAACAAATCTTAGAACAAAATCAAGTAACGCGTACTTCTCTTTTGGAACACTATTAACGTTGTTCTTCATGAGATTTACTACATCGTATGATGGAATGGTCCATAAAAAAACAAGCTCGTCATCTGCATGCTTATATTTATAAACCGTCTGGTCATAGTCAGGAGTAGGGCATGAGAGTCGTCCAAAGAAATAGCCGCGTAAAACATTCTGCATGAGACGTTCTTTTTTAGTAAGAACAACCACGTAAAAATCACCATCAAAGTTCTTCTTTTGTTCCTTAAGGCATTGATGGATGTTCTTATCGTAATCCGTAAGCTGCTCGCGCATCTGATCGATAGCATTCTTGGCGTCAGGTGCTTTCATAGATAGCTCACGCGAGTAAGCCCCAACAGTCTTTTTCGGTTTCTCCTTAGAAGTTACTTTCTTCCCCGAAGAAGTTAATCTTTTCGAATCGACTGAGCTCTGTGTCTTTGCCGCTCGTGTCTTTGCCACGATTGCGCCCCTTCTTTCGTTTCATTCTTTTTTTATTGCCAAAAGAATCTGTAAATCCTGTAGCCGGCGCACCTAAGATATCAAATGCTATGTTCTTAGCTTTACCATCCTTGCGTACATTTCCAGGCATATCGTTTCCTCGACTAAGACTATAAACCGTTTGTGCGGCGCCTTGGGTGGAGAACACCGCACAAACGGTCATTTAAATAGGCTTAATACTTTGAATCAGGTTTTTCTGATTTAGCCTTACTTACCTCTGAAGACTTCTGCTTGTCGATACCACTAAGACCGTCGTTAAGACCTTCATTCATAAAGTCACTGCCCTTAGGATATGGCTTCATGACGACGTTTTGAGGCATATTCGCCAGACCAACAGAACCACTGATCATACTAGCGTCTGCATTTTCCATCTTCTTGTCGTAGTATCTCTTCTTTTTAGGCATAACTCGCCCTTTCTTGGAAACTGATGGCCAAGCCATCAAGGTTAATACAAGCCCTTTGTTTGGGCACTTCCTCGGAGAGGCATTCACCTCTAACCACTTATACCTGGTGCAGGTCCAGTTAAATCTTTAGTTTTAGCCTTCAGCACATTAGTTGCCTCAGTAGCCAAGGACCCTTGTGAAGATTGCTTGTTCTCCATAACTTCACCTGCCTTAACTGCTGCCGAAAGAGCTATAAGCTTTTCAAGCTGCGCCAAATCAATATCGTCTATCTCTTTGATTGCTTTGACTATGTTCAACATGCCCTGAGCAGAATCTTTACGTGCCTCTGCACGTCGCTCAACTGCAAAAGCTTCGTTTTCTTGTACCCTACTTACTCGCTCAATACCAAGACCTGTATCGGCAGTTGCTCTGGCTTCAGACAACTTAATTCTTGCTTCTGCCTCAGCCATTTGGGCCTCAAGTTGCTGCTGCTGCTGTTGCTGCTGTTGCTCATTAGCCTTGGTTACTGCTGAAATAAGGTCCTTCTTATTCTGAAGTGTCGTTGCCTCAAGAAGAACTTCATCCGGAATAGTTACACCGAGTTCTTTGAGCTGCAAAAGCTGCGCAAATTGCATCTGCTTTTGGGTTGTTGTATTAACACCCTCTTCAATAGCAGCATCGTACTTACCAAAAGACTTATTATAAAACTGCTCAGTCGGCTCCTGTTCAGTTATCCGTTCTACTTTTCCAGGCGTGAAGTTCGTTTGATAGATGTCAATCATCAAACCGCTAACAAGTTTCTGTGATCGGTCGAGTTGGTCAAGAAGAATCTGTAAAGTTGTCAAGCCAGCTCCCTGACGCAGCATTGAGAGGATGCCAGCCTTTTCGTCCGTTGCAGAGCCTAGAAGTTCTTCATTAACCCCAGAGATCTCCTGTATCTCTTTACCAAGAAGCTCAGAAAGTTGGATCATAGATGGAGGAATCTGAGGAGCAACTAGCTGTTCAACATCAGTCATTTGAGCATCTTGCTTAATTGCTAGCCCCCTACCCTGTCCAGCAAGAAACACATCTTTAGGATTAACAAGAGCATCTACTTTGTACTTGAAACCAGAGGTGATCTGACTCTCTAGAATATCAAGTTCAATAACTTTTCTACGATTGTATAAATATTGCGAATCTCTAAGGCCACGAACAACGCCTTGTATTCTCCATGCATAGTCTGCCATCTGTGGATTGAAGTACCCAAAAACAGGAACAAACGGATACTTATCAATGCCCATAGTATTCGGTCCGTCGTACATAACCCTACCCTGAACAACTATGGCCATTCTTACCGTTGGTATCTCACTTTCAATAACAGTAACGCGTGGATAATAACGCAAGTACTCCTTAAGCCTTTCCTCGTCATCATCATCACGTAGTGCCATGCCCTTCCATTCAAGAGTCTCTCCTGTCGTCAAATCAACGAGCATTCTCTGCTTACGTTGGTCCTTGTAATAGAACTCATCGTAAGCAAGCAGACCCTTAGTTCCAGTATTAAAGCTCTCAGGCATGTAGTTGAATTTTCCGTCACGGTCGTCCTTAGCCGGAAGAGTCATGATGTCATCTTCATGATCAGGCAACAATGAGATGCATTCCTTACGCGTCAAATATGATCTCTTCCAGATTGCGTTACAGTCAGAAAGGTCTTTCTTCTTGAAGAACGGATCAATAAGAAATTCATTGTATGCACAGTTATCTAATTTGATGTTTCCAGAGATGGGATCAGAACGATAGTCAGTCCAAACCTGAAGAAGGCTCATGCCAGTAACCAAAGCGCCTTGGAAGGCATCAGATATGGTCTCAAGTACACCTTCTCTTTGGTTAGTCCACATTAAGAGCTTTGTAAACTGATCGGCTGTTTCCGAATCACCATTCTCAACTGGTGTGACTACAGTCGACTTCCTGTTGCGCCTTTGCCAACCGGAAATCATGTTTACAATGCGACGTATACGATTGAAATTGAACTGCTTGTGTCGCCCTGGAAGCATGGAACCATACATGTCGGCCCACAAAGACTGGTCCCCAGACTCAAACCTCGTGTCTATATTGGCCTCTTCCCAGAATGCCTGGTTAATCGTGATACTATCTCTATAGAAAGTAGACATTCTAGCTAAAAGCGAATTATCATTCTCTTCATTAAAACCAGGACCAAGTTCCGGAAAAAGCATAATTCTACCCTCGTGGAGGGCTGTGCCCTCGCTTTAGACTTACATACTCATTTTAAGCTCAATTAGCACAATCTGCTGACTCTAAAGTAGCATAGCCCTAGAGCCAGTAGATTGTAAATAATATCACCAACACGAGTGTTATCGACACGAGTGTCTCCAAGACGAGTGTTACTTAAAAGTATTAAGAAGGTCTCTCTTTGGGAACTTCATTGCGCGATCCTCTGCACCATCGCTTGACGCAGGGCCATGTTGTCTGATTCCTAATTTATTTCCAAGGAAATGTACCGCTCCTGCTACTCCGGATATTACAGCACCTGCAGCAGTAGTCATCATCAATTTTGTTTTATCGGTCTTTGAGCAAGCTGGTGCAATAAGCACGGCGCTAACCAAAAGCAACATCAAATATTTTCTCATAATCTTCTCCTTGCCTAAGTTTTAGGCATGCCATTTTTAAAAAAGGAATATAAATAATCATCCAACTTTGCGACGAAATCCTCTGGCTTGTAATCTTTAATCGGTGAAAGATTGGTCCTAAATTTCCTAGATTCAAACTCAACATAAAGATACGGATCACAATTAGAGTTGAGAACGTCTGATACTTTTGTATCAAAAGTCTTTCCGTCTTTCTCCAACATTTTTTTCGTTGCCAATTTATTGTCCGAGGGATCAACGTCCATAAAAAGAATTGTAGCAACTTGAGGATCCGAACAAGTAATCGAAAATTTCATACAAATCCTAAAACTTAGGAATTCCGTCTCTAAAAAAAGAAGGCAACGAGGACTGCTCCCCGTACATTGCCTGATTACGTAACGAATCTAATTCATCAGCTGACATTCCA